GCCATCAAGAAGACCAACTAGGACCATCCAGGACTGTGAAACACCTGACTTATCCTTCACATTGACACGATGGATATCGCAGTCAAGCTCCTTTGGACGCTTAGGGGTGCTTCGTGAGTCGTCTGCAGGCTTTTCCTTTTTAGGCTCATCAACAGCAATGAGGACGCCAGAGCGGCAACCATCGCGGTAGACCGTGAAGCCCTTGCAACCCGTCTTCCACGCACGCATGTAGACGGAATTAACAGTCTCGCGCGTGGCAGAGTTTGGAAGGTTACACGTCTTGGAGATGGAATGATCAACCCACTTCTGGGCTGCAGCCTGAATGTCTACGGACTTCTCCCAATCGATGTCATTAGCTGTGCCGCCCCAATAGGGGCTTTCCTGTGGGTCTGACTTGCCAGTGACATCCATCCACTTCTTGAACCAGTGGTGGTAGACTGTGTATTCAACCCAGCGGTCGCCTAGCTGGTCAACAAAGTCAGGCACTGTCTTAGTGTCGCCCTGCGCGATCTTTCGGCGGCGCTTGTAGGATAGGAGGAAGGCGGGCTCAATGCCGCTCGTGGTCTGGGTGAGACAAGAGATCGAACCTACGGGAGCTGTCGTTGTGAGAGCAATGTTGCGTCGTCCAATTGTCTGCCACCGTTGCTTTGTCTCTAGACCACAAGCATCCATGATCTGGTTGATGTAGGGGTGGTCCTTTTCCTTGTTATAATCAAAGACCGGGAACGCTCCACGCTCTTCAGCAAGCTGGCATGACATCTTGTGTGCGCCCATCGCGAGGTGCTGGTAGATGGCAGATGTCATCTCGATAGAGAGCTGGGTGCCGTAACGGATATTGAGCGCTGCAATAGCATCGCCAAGTCCCGTGATGCCCAGGCCCGTTCGCCGGCCATTGAGACCCGCCGCTCTAATCTTTAGCCAGAGGTCCTTCTCGATGCGCTTGACACTCTCAGGTTGCGGATCTTTCTCGATCTTCTCAAGGATCCGATCCACGCACTCGATCTCCAGATCGACAAGGTCGTCCATCAGCCTTTGAGCGTTTCCAACAGCAGCTGTAAATCCATCATAGTCAAACTTTGCGTTTGAGGTGAACGGATTTAGGACAAAGGTCGTGAGATTAACCACCATGAGGCGGCACGAATCGTATGGGCTTAGTGGGATCTCACCGCAAGGGTTGGTGGAGATTGTCTTGTAGCCAACATCGCGATAGAGATCAACAATGCCCTTATCGACCACTGTGTCCCAAAACAGTGCGCCAGGCTCTGCCGAGGCCCACGCTGCGTCCACGAACTTTTCCCAGACCTGCTTCGCGTCGACCATCTTGACGATCTCAGCATCCTCAGGACGAGCCTCCACAGGCCAGCGAAGACAGAATCCGGTGTTGCCTTCCACTGCCTGCATGAACTCGTCCGTGAAGCGGATGGAGATGTTGGCACCTGTCACCTTCTTCAGGTCTCGCTTGATATCGATGAACGACTCAATCTCCGGATGACGACAGTCAATGGTGAGCATGAGAGCTCCACGACGTCCACCTTGGGCAACCTCACGGGTAGAGTTGGAGAACCGCTCCATGAAGATAGAGATGCCGTCCGTTGTCCTTGCAGCATTTGTGGTAGGCTGACCTTTTGGTCGGATGTTAGAGATGTCCATGCCTACGCCGCCGCGACGCTTCATGATCTGCACTTGCTCCTGGTCGGAGAAAAGGATTCCTCCGTAGGAGTCGTGGGGCTGGTCAATGACAAAGCAGTTCGATAGAGACTGCAGCTGGTATGGATTACCGATACCAGATAGAGGTGAGCCCTGTGGCACGACCTGCTTGAATCCGGAAAGCAGACCAAAGATTGTCTCTTCAGATAGCGGATTTGGGTATTTTGCCTCGATTCGAGCAAATTCCTTTGCAAGACGGCGATGTGTGTCGTCGGGATTCTTCTCTACCTTGTTCCCATCGGCATCACGAAGCACGTATTTGTTATAAACATCAGCGGCAAGATCATCACCGCCAAAATAATCAATGACAGACTGGTCAGACATTCTTATTCTCTCCAATTAGGTTACAGGGCGGCTACTTTGAGTTAACCTCACGCCACTTCTCTTTGAGCAGGTTCTTCATGCTCGTCTTGTCGGTAGCTAACACATCATCCATGGACATCTCTGCTGCGTCTTCTAGGACAGTGAACTTCGACATAGCAGTATCTATTCGAATCGGGAAGAGCATGCCATCCCGACCAGCACGATTCTTTGCAACAAATAGCCGGCCTGCGCCTGTTGCCTTCTCATTTGGCTTTCTTGATACAGAGACCACAACGTCTGCAACCATCGCCTTGCCATATGCCTCAGACATATTTTCTAGACCGACAACATCAGAATTTGCTGCATCACGATTTGCCTGAGATGCTGTCCAGATAGGCACGTTGAGATCCATTGCCAAATTTCGTAGCTCCTCGTAGACAAGCTTCAATTCGTGTCTAAGAGAATCAAATGCCCGTGACGAACGCATAATGTCTGCGTAGTCAATCAAGATAATATTGGGCGTGAAAGACTTAAGCAGCAGCTTCTCGATGTGGTTTCGAATAGTTTGAACAGTTGCCGTTCCAGTTGGATATTCCTTGATAATCAGGCGCCCAAGATCCTGGTTGTCCTTGTAGAAAGATAAGACTTCTTCTTTCTTATCAATGACATCATTGCTTGGAATGCTGCACAAGTTTGAATCATATCTTAGACCGACTGCAGCTTCTGATAGCTCAAATGTGTAGTGCAACACATTCTTTCCCATCTTGAGAGCGTGAGCACCCACAGACACTAGGTAGTGACTCTTGCCGACACCAGTGGGTGCAACTACAACGCCGAGCTCACCTTTACCTAGGCCACCGTTGAGAATGTCCTGCGCATCAAGATGCTTGATTCCAGTCGGGCATGTAGAACGCCGGGTCTTGACAAATCTTGCCTCGATGTCTGCGAAGAAATCATGTCCTGTTGTGGCTGGAGTCCCTGCAGACAGAGCCTGCTTCATGACACCGACAACAGAATCTAGATTATCTGTAGCGATCATCTCGACAGCTTTTTCTAGCGCATCTTTCATAGCCTGCTTTCGGCAAAAGTCGAGCGTCTTTTCCTTGACATAGGCAATATCACCCATGTCTGGGTTGACACGAATCCGCTGCAAGAAATCAACGATCTGGTCGCGAAGGATGGTATCCTTTCCCTCTCTAAGATCATCACGTATGATGGTGATGAGCAAGTTTAGTGTGGGAAAGTCCTTGTATTTCTTATAGTAATTGAAGTAGCTGTTGCACAGATACTGCAAATACTTGAGATCAAAGTATTGCGGCGTCATGATCTCGATCATCTGGGTTGCCCAAGGACGATCTGTCAAGAATGCCTGGAAGATCTTCTCTTGGAATCCCTTCCCATACTGGCTAAAGTAAGCGTCACTCATTTTGCACCAATGTGGCTAACGGCATAGAACAGAGAATCCGTATCAAAGTTTCTAACACCGACTTTTTGTATGTCTCTCACAAGAGAGATCTTATCTCGCTTGGGCTCCCAATTTTCATGGGTATGCGTGATTTTAGCTATTTGTTGTGGATGAATAGACGCCGTGTCAAGGTTCACAAGCTGCCAATTCCTAGCGATCAGATCCCCTGATTTGACAATCTCGTCAATCACCTTGACCTTGCCTGTCTGACGCTGGCGGGCCAACTCCATGAACTGGTCCAGCCTAATGTCACTCTCACCTAGTAGCTCTGGGAATCTCTTTGAAAGTGTCTTAAACCCAACGCCGTTAACACCGGGAATATTATCTGAGTCATCACCGCAAATTGCCTTCGCAAGCGCGAAGTTATTCGGGTGGACGCCAAATCTACTAATCACGTCAACGGTGTCTACAATCTTCTTCCAGGTAGGTGAGTAGATTATGGAATTGTCACGTATAAGCTGGTAGTAGTCCTTGTCTGCTGACAGAATGACGTGCAGACAATCAGCATGAAGGTAGCGGCAGATATAAGCGATGACATCGTCTGCTTCACAGTCTTGCGCATACATCTGACAGATGGGCATCGACTTCATGATCTTGACTAGCGCTGTTATCTGGTCGTTACGGTCTGATACCGTTTGTGGGATGTCATTCTCATAATACCTGTTAAGCTTCTCGGGACGACGGTGACCCTTATAGTCAGGATACAACGACCTGCGACGCGATGACCCACCCCCTTCCCAGACAACATAGACACGCTTTGGGCGAAAACGGAAGCACATGTTCTTGACCTCGTTGAGAAACCCAACAATGCCGCCAACATGATTACCGTTCACGCCCAAAGCAGGATGAGCTACGTAATGCCTCGTAAAGAGGTTGAGGGCATCGACTAATAGTATCGATGCCTCTCCAGTCACTCAGATTCTCCCTCAGTGTCCTCAAGATCTTGAGGATCATCCTTTGTCCTCACCATGACGGCAGCAATCAGATCCTCGATGTAGGTCTTGTATTCTGGTGTCTTCATGATCTCTCCGAACTCTGCCTTGTGGAATTTCTTCTCGATGATTGACTCACCCTTGTCAAGATCGACGACCGAGAATACCTTCCACGCGCCATCACCCGACACACAGATCATCTTGCTTCCGACCTGGCGCTCACCAGCATCACGAAGGACATCAAAGATCTCCTCGTGCTCCACAATGCCCTTACCAAAGTGGATCTGGAAGTTTGCTGTCCTGAACGGTGGCGCAACCTTGTTCTTCACTGTCTTGGCGGACACATGAATTCCAATGATGTCACCGTTCTTGTTCTGGATCTGCTGACCCGCGCCAAGCTTGAGACGGGTCGTCGCATGGAACGGGATTGCCATTCCACCAGGAACTGTGGTCGGATCACCGTGAAGGACGCCGATCTTGGTTCGGATCTGATTGAGGCAGATCATGAGGACTGACATGTCACCAATGACGCCTGTGATCTTGCGCATGCCCTTTGAGATCGCGCGGGCTTGGAGACCGATGCTATCCTTATCATAGTCACCCAACAGCTCTGCCTTCGGTGAACTTGCTGCCACCGAGTCCCACACGATTGTGATGGGAACGTCCTTCTGCATTGCCTTCGCCTTGACGATGGTCTTCTCTGCTGTATCAAAGACCTCCTCTGTGCAGTGTGTGTCGACATAGACGAATCGTTTAGAGACGTCAACGCCGAGTGCCTGCAAGTTTTCAACAGACGTCGCGTTCTCGGTGTCAATGTAGACTACAATACCACCCATCTGCTGAGTCGACCTGGCGATCTGTGTCGCGATGTGCGACTTACCGATCGAAGGCGGCCCGAAGATCTCAATGATTCGACCTACAGGAAGACCGCCGTTTCGCCTGTTAGACACGCAATAGTCAAGCAGCGTGGAGCCTGTTGAGACCCAGCTCTTAACGTGCGTTGGCGATTCATCCTCAGCAAGGTTATAAGCAATTCTAGATCCGTTCTCCTTGTTAAGAGACGAGATTAGCTCAGATGTAAAGTCGCCTGCTGCCTCGTCGCTCCGCCTTTCCTTTGAACCTCTTGCCATATTTTCTCCTTTAGAAACAATACGGGCGCAGGGGATGAATTTACACCCTGCGCCCGATTACCCTTAGTCTTCGATTAGATCGCTAAAAGCGTCGTCGAGAGACTTGTAGTTTTTATTGCCAGAGGAAGTTGTCTTCTTCTGGACAGGCACCTCATCATCATTTTCGGTGACTGTCGATGTCTTCTCAGCAGGACCACGGGAGGTGCCCTCACTGTTGCCATCGGGCATGCCGCCGTCAATCCAGTCGTTGATGATCTTGGAAAGCTCATCATAGGACTTCTGATCAAACATCTTGGAGACGTCTGGAATGCTAGAGAGCCACTGCTTGTTCTGCGTCACATTAGTGCTTAGCGCAGATGCCTTACCGCGAGGCATGACCTCGGTCTCAGAATACTTCTTGCCTGGCGGCTTGAAGCAGCGGACCTTCACGTCACGACCGTCCTCAGGATCGGTGATGTCGCCGTAGTCCTCATCGAGCATGATTCCAAGGAGAGTCTGGTAGACCTGCTTACCGAATGCCCAGATCTGGACGCCCTTATCCTCCTCGCCGCGGACGATTACAGGAGCGTAGCAGCGCATCTTCGGGTAGAGCTTCTTGGCGAGCTCGTAGGACTCCTTGGTGCCCTCATCCTTGAGCTTGCTGATGAGTTCCTGAATCGGATCTGCCTGGCCGAACTGGTAGGGCGCGAGGAGGCCTGGATTGTTGCCGATGTTGTAGTAGAACCAGAGCTCCTTGAAGGGCTGGCCCTCGTTATTTGGGAACGAGAGGAGGCGA